TGTGCCGCAAGCCAATATGGCTGGCCATGGCGTTACTTATGGTAATACTAATCGTTTCAATTATTTCTGTACTGAGCATGGTTTTATTATCGGTATTATTTCTATTATGAATCCTCCTTCCTATCAGCAGGGTTTACCGCGGATGTTTCGTCGTCGTTCGTTTTTGGATTATCCTTGGCCTACATTTGCTAAGCTTGGTGAACAGCAGGTCAATGATCATGAGATCTACGCGGATCCTGCGTCACTTACGGAAGATGCTGATGGTGAAATGCCGTTGTTCGGGTATCAGTCCCGTTATGCTGATTGGAAGTATATTTGTAGTACTAATCATGGTGATTTTAAGGATACGTTATTGTTTTGGACTCTTACGCGTACTTTTCTTGAGCCTCCTGTGTTGTCTGAAACGTTTAATCAGTTTGATGATGAAACTCAGAATCGTATTTTTGCCGTTCCGGACGTCGACTCTTTTTGGTTGTATGTTAATAATCGTGTAACGGTTAAACGTCCTCTTCCTTATTTTGGTACTCCTAATACACTTGGTTTTGGCTCGTAATGTTCGGCTCTATGCTCCGGTCAAGGTTACTGGAAAGAGCTTTATTGGTGTTAAGCGTTGTACTGTTCCTAGTCAGTCTATGTCGCTTCGTGAGATTTTAAATCGGTTTGTTAAGCGTGAAGCGCTTCCTCTTGTTCATGAAGGTCAATATGAAGAACGTTTTGATGATCTTGAAAAGATTGCTAAGATGGATATTGTTGATCAGAAGGAATATGCTGCTGATCTTCGTAAGCGTATTGGTGAAGGTGAGAAAGCTATTGTTCGTCGTGCTAAGGTTAAGAAAGATATGGATGATGCTGCTAAGGCTCCTCCTACTCCTCCTACTCCTCCCACTCCCTCCCCCACCTCCCCCCCTGTCTCTGGTAGTTAGCGAGCCGTCTCGGTCGCCCATGCTTCCCACCCTGGCAGGATTGGCTTTATCTGGTGATCCAACGGACCACCGTTGGCCTGCGGAGCAGTTTTATAAGTTGTGTGCTTGGACTGGCACACGTAATTAGGCCACAGTGAAGTGGCCTTTCTTATTTTATTATTTATTTATCTATCTATCTATTTATATATTTCTATGTGTCTATTTTTTTTAGTGTTATATGTGCGCGAGCGCCCCCGAACTTGTGAGGGGGCGCGAGCGAAAGGAGGAACGCGTATGGCTGTTGTGTAGCTTAGGAAGGACGAGCTTGCGAGGACGACCGCTTGCGAATTATACAGGTTTAAGCGTTCCGATTAGAGCGAGTTTCACCTGGTGAACTCGCGTTGCAAAGTAATTACTTGATTTACTTTGCTAGTTGACACAAGGTTGTTTACCTTGGGTCTATGGATTCGAAGAATACATCAAGTCAGAACGGCCAAGGGCCGCAGTCTGACGTTAAGGAAGACCTGAAAGGTGTTCCTACAGTTGTAGAGCTGGAAGAAGCTCTAAGTTCCGATTTAAAAGCTATGTTTCAGCTTGTTAATTGGTTGGCTCGTGACAAGGAGTTGCGTTTACACCTTGCTACGTTTATGCATGGTCGTCTTTCTAATCAGGCTCATAAGCCTGATCCTGCACAAACGTCTATTTTTTCTAATGCTGTGAAGGTATGATTCCCTTTATCATTCCTCTTGTTGCAGGTGTTGCTTCGTATTTTGCTAATCGAGCTGCTCAGAAGCGCCAGAATAAGGCTAATATGGGTCTTGCTCAGTTTCAGGCTGATGCTAATGAACGTTATCTGGATAAGCAGAATGAGTACAATACTCCGGCTAATCAGATGGCGCGGTATAAGCAAGCTGGTCTTAATCCTAATTTAATTTATGGTCAGGGTAACCCTGGGAATCAATCCCAGCCCTTGTCATATCCAGAGATTGGACGTACGGATTACCAGCGTGGTATGGATCTGAATTTGTTGCCTCTTATTAATCAAACTATGATGACTCAGTCGCAGGTACAGGCTACTGATGCGAAGACTCGGCAGACTACGGTTTTGACTGCTCTTAATCAATTACAGACACGTGTTTTGGCAGCTAATCCCCTTCTTGATAATGAAGGGTTTAAGGCTACTATTGATTCGTTGAAGTCTGCAGCAGAAATTAAGGCGTCCGAGGCTACCGTTGCGGGTATTCGTTCGAGTTTTGCTAATGCTGAGGATTTTCGTACTGGTTTGAAGTTTGAGGAAACGAAGCTTTTTCGAGAGCTTGATTTGCTTGAGCAGAAGTACAAGCTTGGTAGCCTTGATGGTAAGATTAAGGCTGAAGTGCTATCTTCTAAGTCTTTTCAGAATGATATTTTGGAGATTCAGAAGCGCTGGATGGTTGATGGTGAGATTACCCCTCAGCATATACTGCAGTTTTTACAACTGATTTTAATGAAGGCAATGACTCCCGGTTTTGGGAAGTAAATTTTAAATTTTAATTATATGGCTTATCGTAGAGGTCGTTCTCGTCGTCGCGGTCATAGTCGCGGTCGTAGTTTGCGTACGTATCGTATGTCTCGTGGAGGTATACGGTTATGATGTCGCCGCTGCCGGATTGTCTTTTTCAGCTGGTAACAGTTGAATGTATGGATTGTGTTGCGGTTTTTCGTTTACATCTTAATTGATGATTTATGAGGAAGTCAGATTATCCTCAGTATTTTGGAGGTGTTAGTGCCTCGCGTGGTCCTCGTACGTTTCGGTATTGGTTTCATCAGTTGAAGGAATATTATCCTTTGGTAAGCGTGTATCGGAAACGTTGGCTTATGTCTCGGTGGTTAACTCAAGATTGTAAAGAATTGTGTAATGGAATGTCAAAGTCCTAGGTATTTGTGCCACGCGGCCGCTGCCAAGCGTGAGCGGCAAGCCGTCCGCAGGACTCCTTAATCTTTAAAGCTATGGAATGTCTGAAACCCCGTTACTTGCACAAGCAGGACATGGTTGTGCCCTGCGGTAATTGTGCTTTTTGTGGCGCAACGAAACGTTCAGACTGGGCGTTGCGCTTGCATTATGAAGGTCGGCGTCACCTGGTTAAGAAGTTTGTTACGTTGACTTATGCTGACGCGCATTTGCGTTGGAAGAATGGAATTTCCCAGCTGGATAAGCGGGATGTTCAGAATTGGTTAAAGCTTGTGCGGATTCGTCTGTTCCGGAGTGGTTCATCTGTAAAAATCCGCTATTATGCGGTTGGAGAGTATGGATCGAAAACGTTTAGACCGCATTACCACGTTCTTTTGTTTGGTGATGTTTCTGACGATCTTATTCGTTCTTGTTGGCCACATGGTCATACTCATATCGGTACTGTTACGGAAGAGTCCGTGATGTATTGTTTGGGTTATATTGTGAATGGTAAAGGTTGGAAGATGCGTACGAAGCGTGAGCGTCCGTTTGCGTTAATGTCCAAGGGACTTGGTAGGTCTTATTTAACTCCGGCGATGGTAGAATGGCATCGTTCCGGAAGGAAGAATTATGCCATTCTCGACGGGAAGAAGAGGCATCTTCCCAGGTATTATAAGTGTAAGATTTTTTCCAAGATTGATCTCGTTAGGATCGCGGTTCGAGATCAGAAGGCCGTGTTTAAGCGATCGGTTGAGTGGCTTCGGTCGCCGGCTATGCAGCGTATGGCAGATCCGTTGAAGTATCGGGAATTGCAGTTGCGTATTTTGGCTAAGAAGATTCGCTCGAAGTGTAAAGAAAATTTAGTTATTTAAACCAATTTTTTATGGGTCAATTTGCAGGTTTTTCTTCGGTTCAACTAAATAAACCGAAGCGTAGTATGTTTGATCTTGGTCATCAGAAGCGTATGACAACGCGTATGGGTCGTCTTACGCCTGGCTTGATTGTGGAGTGTGTTCCGTCTGACACGTTTCGTGGTAGTTCGGAAGTTTTGTTACGTTTAGCTCCTTTGTTGGCTCCAATCTATGATCAGATTATTTTGTTTGAGCATTTTTTTTTCGTTCCGAATCGTTTGTTGTGGAGCGATTGGGAGGAGTTTATTACAGGAGGGCGTTTGGGTGTTGGTGTTGATCCGTTGGTTGCTCCTATTCCACCGTATATTGAATTGGGATCGGCTATGGGTGCAGCCCCTGCGTTATTTCAGAAGTCTAGTCTTGCCGATTATCTTGGGTGTCCTATTTTTGAGGATTTAGGTACGGACGTTGAGTATGTAGGTAAAGATATTGATGTTATGCCATTTCTTGCTTATCAATTGGTATGGTATGAGTATTATCGTGATCGTAATTTTGTTCCAGATGATCAGTTTGTTTTCCCTTTTGCTTCCGGAGAAGTTACTGGTCTTGACGTTGCGAAGGTGCTTAATTTGCAGGTTCGTAATTATATGCATGATTATTTTACTTCTGCTCTTCCTTTTACACAGCGTGGTGAACAGGTTTTGATTCCTATGGAAGGTGTTGCAGAATGGACTTATAAGATTCCTGCTATTGTTGCTCGTTCCTGGCCTAATCTTCCTCCTGCTCCAGCTAACGGTGATCTACAGAATCAAGGCGGTGAATTTCAAGATTCTGCAGGTAATGATGTTACTCTCGATAATATCGAGCAGATTGATTTTACGAATGCTTCTGTTACTATGAATGATTTTCGTGCTGCTTATGCGTTACAAGTTTGGTTGGAGAGAAATGCTATTGGTGGTTCTCGATATACCGAGTCTACTCAGGCTCATTTTGGTGTTAAGCCCCAAGATTCACGTTTACAGAGGCCCGAGTACATTGGCGGTGGACGTATTAACGTTCAGATTTCAGAGGTTGTTGCGTCGAATTGGTCTAATGACGGAGACGCGGATGTGCCGCAAGCCAATATGGCTGGCCATGGCGTTACTTATGGTAATACTAATCGTTTCAATTATTTCTGTACTGAGCATGGTTTTATTATCGGTATTATTTCTATTATGAATCCTCCTTCC